TTTTTTTAGAAAGGTTATAAATGAAAAAACAAATTATCATAATGCTGTTTATTTTTGTATTCGGAATAAAAGGTTTATGCGATGAGTTAGATCGTGAAGCTGTTGCAACATTAGAGGTTACAAAGTATGTTCAAGAATGGACAAAAGATTTGCCAGATAAAAGAAGGTTGAAAATATTTTCTTACATTCCTTATGTGGTGGAACATTCATTGAAGCGCGATTTAGATCCACTTTTAATATGTGAAATAATTTCTAAAGAAGGTGGATGGGACATCAAAGCAATCGGCAAACGTGGTGAAATTGGATTAATGCAAACGATGTGTGAAGCTAATTTAAAAGCATTTAAAGAAGGTTATGATATGTCAACAGCAGAGGGTCAAATTGTAGCAGGAACAACACATTTAAAAGATTGGATTGATAAAAGTGAGACACTTGAACAAGCTTGGACCGGATATGCGAGCGGTAATAATAAATTGAAGTGGAGTAAATTGGAGTTTAGGATGCGGGAATATAGAAAAGCAATTGATAAATTCAGGGATGTTTCCAATGAAGAAGATGATGGGAATATAGAGTATGAATCAAGAGAATAATATAAATAGTTGGAAGATTTTGAATCATAGTAATTGTGTTGATTGCAATAAGTTAAAAAGAAAACTAGCAAAAGCAGTTTGTTGGTTAGTTGGGAAAGCTTATTGCCCATGTTGTGAACAAACAACCATTTGTTTAAGTGATTGCACATTCAAAGATGATGATCCATTAGGTTTTAATGAAATAACAGAAGTAAGAAAATTAATAAAGGATTTATTAGAATGAAACTAATTTATATTTGTGGACCTTATAGATCTGATTCACCTTGGAAAAAAGAATTGAATGTTAGGAAAGCTGAAGAACTTGCGGTATTGGTTGCAATGAATGGAATGATGCCTGTTTGTCCACATTCAAACACAAGACCATATTTTGAAGGGATTCAGGATGATAAATTTTGGCTAGAAGGAACTTTAGAATTGTTAAAAAGATGTGATGGTATTGCTTTGATTGATGGATGGAAAAATTCAGAAGGTTCAAGAAATGAATATTCAGAAGCTTTGAAAATTTACTTTTTTGAAAATAATGAATTTGTTTTTTATGATCATAATTTAAAAATGATTGAAATAGAATAACATGATTGAACCATACTATCAGGAAAAAGACATAACTATTTACAATGCCGATTGTAAAGATGTTATTTCACAACTAGATGAAGTTGATTGCGTTATTACCGATCCACCATTTTCAAAACATACTCACAAAAATTGCAGAACTAATAAAGATGCTGCTATAAACTACACAAGCATAGACTTTGATTCAATAACCATTGATCAAATAAATAATATTTTTAATTCAATATCTGTAAAGTGTAAAGGATGGATTATTTCTTTTATGGAATGGCGTTATATTGTAGAAATTGAAAAAAATCCTTTCACTGATTTTGAGTTTATGAGGTTTGGTGTATGGTTAAAAACAAATCCGATGCCGCAAATTTCAGGGGATAGACCAGCACACGGATGGGATGGAATTATTTATTTGAGAAATGCAAAAACAAAACCATATTGGAATGGAAAAGGGAAGCATGGTAATTTTTATCATTCAACTGTTGCAGATGGGTTGCATCCAACTGCTAAACCTTTACCGATAATAAGATCTATAGTGGAAAATTTTACAAACAAAGGCGATACAATTTTAGATCCTTTTTTTGGAAGTGGAACAACCTTAAGAGCTTGCAAAGATCTAGGAAGAAAATGCATCGGTATTGAACTTGATAAAAAATATGTTGACATCGCAATCCATAGATTAAAACAAGAAGTGTTTGATTTTTAACACTTACATGAAAAAAAAATACTTCCATACTTACACTGTCAAGCAACTTTCCCGCACATGTGAAAGGGAAGCTAACACAAAAGAACCACCTATCAAAACCCCTAGACCTAAAACTCGCTTGGATTGCGCGGAACAGCCTAGACCCTGCCCTTGGGTTGGTTGCCGTCATAATCTCTACCTTGAGGTTTCACCAGCAGGAACTTTGATTGTATGTCAACCTGGTGAACCTGGTGATATGGTGGAAAGTTGCGTTTTAGACGTAGTTGATAAAGTTGGAAATCTAACACTTGCCGAAATTGGTATTTTGTTTGGCATCACTAGGGAAAGAATCAGACAAATTGAAGAAAAAGCCCTTTTAAAAGTAGCTAGATCAAAAAATATTATAGAATGTATCGAAGATTTTAAACAAGTTTAATCCCGTTCAATTTCAAACTTTCCCCCCATCAACAAAAGCAAACTTGAAAATTGTTGTTGATTGTTGTTTAGTTTTGAAGTTCCTGTTTTAACTTCTATTCCTTTAAAGACTGCAATTTTTTTTCCAACCATATCAGGTTTTATTTCTATGGTTTCCCATCCTGCTAGATCTGGCCATCCATCTGGTGCACCATGAAACGGTCTAGGATTTGAAATTAAAATAGATCCATTCGGTAATCTGTTTATGTTTCCTGTCCAAGCTAAACCAGCATTGATCCTAAAAAGCCTTTGATTATCTGGCATGTGAACCAATAGATCATTTATTTTATTTTTTTCTCTATATCCCATCTAAATAATACCCTTCAATCTAAGTATTATAAAAGCAGTTAAGCCAAGGATCATTATAATGTAAGTTGTTGTGCTAAGTTTTTTTCCACCTATGATTGCAAGTGGGTTTACTGAATTTTTATTTGTATGAAATTCAACTATGTGATTTTCCATCATTGAACCACATTTAATAGATACGTTTGCAACATCTTCTTTTGTTGCTAGTGATTCCAATTGCCCTTTTAAAAAACCTACATCTTCTTTTGTTGCTAGTGATTTTGTTTTTTCTTCAAACTGTCCAATAACTCGCAACATTCCCTGAATAATATTTTCGATGTCCATGTTTCAACCTTTCTGAAAGAAACCACTAAATGAACTGGCAAATGTGGAGTATCCTTTTAAAACATCAATTTTTCTTATTTGATCTTGTGTATCATTTACAAGGTGTTTTAATACTGCTTTTGTAACTGTATCGACAAAATGATATGTGCGTTTTATTTTTGTAGTATTTTCAAACTCATATAAAATAAATATTGGATAAGGTTTTTTTCCTTTCCTTCTAGCAATTCTTATTGAATCACCTTTTGAAATTAAAAAAGCAGGGGTTTTAGTATGTCCTTTTGGTTTCTTTCCTGGTGTTCTTCTAGGATGTTGGTTGTAATATTCCAACAACTTTGAAGGTTTCCATCTTTTAGAAACCGATCCTTTTCCTGTTTGATATTTTTTTGTTTTTAAATACGGTCTCGGTAAAGCAATGTTTCTTTTTTTTCCATGTGGTCTTTTTGTTCCGCTCATTTCATGCAATACTAAAAACTCTAATGACTTGTTTGCATTGTTAGATCCTCTAATGAAAATTGCAGCTTTAAAAGTTTTATAATCAGATCTGAAATTGCTTTTAGAAGCAACTGATTTTTCTTCAGGAACATATTTAACACCATTTAAAATATAATTGGTATGCAGTTTGAAAACTTTTTTTGTATGAGATATTGCAGCAATTTGACCTCTATGTGCTGTTTTAGAAAATCCCCTTATTATTGCCCTTGGCAATCCTTTTTCTTTAATATCTCTAAAAGATTTATTGAATAAACCTAGATTCACTTTTGCAGATATGTAATTTTGTCCATTCATATTATCTATGCGTTATCATCATACCAAACCATCAAATATAAGTTCTTATATGTGGTTCCTTGTGGATCATAATTCAATTCAATGTTTGCATTGAAAACATCACCAGAAGGTCTAAACCATATTTCGTTTACAACATGTGTTGATTCAAAACTGTAAACATAATCATTTGATTCTTTTTGAATTGTGAAAGAAGCTGATAAAATTTTTGCATCATTTGGAATATCAGTTGCAACATCTATTGCATAGGGACCACTCCCTGACCATCCTGTTGTTGGAATTGGAACACAAGTAAATTTAACGTGAAGATTTGAATTGTTAAAATATAATCCAAATGCGTTTACAGTCATTGATCTATCAATAGAAACACCATCAAATAATATATGAGCAAAACCACCAGATGTTGATGCTGAAAAATTCTTTCCTTCATCTGGATCGTCTAGTTCAACAGTCAAACCATCCGAATCAAAGGTTACTCTTTTTTCAATACTAGCTGTTCTTTTATCTGATGCTGTTATACCATCATATTTATATGTCCATTCAGTATATAAACTAATAGAAGTGGTCCAATATTTAAAAAGTAAATAATCAGGATATAAACCGAAATCATAAACTGGATATGTTCCAACAGTTTTTGATTTGTTTATTTTAATATAGCTTTCATTTATTTGCAAAATGTTTGTATTAATACCTATTACTTTACTGATGGAACAATTACCAGTTATCAATTTAGTTAATGAAACTGAGGTTACTTTATCATTTGTAATTGCACCATCGGTTATTGCATCAGTATCAATAGCTTCAGATTCAAAAATTGCTTCCCTAAGTTGTCCCCATTCATTTGATTCATCTTCAACATCGTCATCGTACAATGTCAAACCAGCGTATTCAATAACCCTGCTGATTTCTTCTTGAACTGAATTAGCCATCCCTGAATAGTATTCAGTTCCTAAAACTCCTTCTTCACCAGTTTCATCTTGAAACAATCGGATTATAACACCACCAATTTCTTTTTCAATATATGCGTTTCCAACTGTACGATGCATTTTGTTTACCTTCCTTTACTATTTAAATTCTATTCAATGTAACAGTTCCATATCTGTTAGTTGGATTTGCAGCAGCATTTGAACATTCAACAGCAAGTGAAACCCTATCACCAACAGCAATAGTTATGTAATCTTCGCCCACTGATATATTGGTTTCTGCATTAGCATTATGATATTTCATGCTTATGGTTTTTGATTGCCTGGTTGCATTTACATAAATATAATAATAGACATTTGAGGTTATAAATATTGTTATGTCAGATGATATAGTGTATGAAGCTTTGTAAGTTCCTGCTGCATTTGCACCAGCTAATAAATAAGATCCTCTGTCCCAATCTGAAGCGCCATCATCAGAAACCCAAGTGTCATAAAAATAAAAAGCATCATTGCTTATTTTTGTTATTTGAAAAACTCCATTATAGTTAGTGGTTCCCCTGATAGAAATGTAATCACCAGTGGTCAAACCATGTGCTGTTGATGCCGCTCTAACAGTTCCCGCAACTGTTCCACCATAATTAGAATAAGCAGTTATTGATCCTGTTATTCCTGCGACATAGGTCCATCCGCTTAGTGATCCAGTTGTCCAATGTCTAGTTAAAATTGGTGTGTTTGCCGTTTCATTTGTTGTTACTGTTGAATTAGCATTTAAATACATACAAGCATATGATGATGAATATGAAGCTGTTTTAACTTCATTCAATGCGCCAATTATTGAAGTTGCTGTAAATCCACTTAAAGAAGTATTTCCACTTTGATTAAGTGTAATGGTTGCGCCTCTTGCTCCTAGAGTCAGATCAGCAGTTGCACCACTGACAGTTATATTAGAAGCTGTTGCAACATCAATTGATAAACCAGCAGTTCCATCAATTGTAATATCTGATCCATCAATATCAACAACACCAGCAGACAATAAAATTAATGTTCCACTAGTAATAGTGCTAATAGTTAGATTTCCTGAAGTTGCCGATACATTCGATGCGCCTGTTCCGTCAATTGAAAATGCGCCTGTTGACAACATATCAAAAGTTCCGGTCACATCGATGTCAAGGTTTGCACCAGCGTTTAAATCGACAAGTGCAATTGATGTCAATATCAATGAACCTGTTGACATGGTGCTGATAGTTAAATTTCCATCCCAAGTTGAAAAGTTTGAATTTCCACTTCCATCAATAGATACTATTCCTGTTACTTGAACATCGAAATAACCAGTTCCATCAATATCTATATTTGAAATTGCATCTATATCAATTATTCCTGCTGAAGTAATGGATATATCACCACTGGTTAAAGTTCTTATTTGAAGTGGTGAAGCTGTTGATTGATACAAAGATCCATTACTCGAATCAATTTGAACATTATATAAATTTCCTATTAAATACAATGAAGATAAAGGTTCTTTAATTATTTGAAATGAATTTGATGCATCATATACTTTGAAACCTCTTGAAGCTTCAGCATCGGTTAAATCAATATTAAAATCATAATCACCATCAATTGCCCATCTCATTGAACCATCATCAATGGTAATTAAATGTTCCCCTGATTCATTGTCATATACTAAATCAAATGTGTAAACTATTTCAGTGTTGTCAACCTTTTCCCAACTATCGCCACAATTTACGATCCAGTCTTTTACTTTCCAATCTGATATACCATCTATTTCTGTTGTTCCTTCTACATTAACAATATAAAGATCTCCTTTTACACCACCACCACCAGCATCCGACAATTCAGGGTTGTTAGTGTCTGCGTTCCAAGTTCCCTTGTAAGTCAATCCATATGTAATGATGTCTTGATTTTCCCATTTAGAATTATCTGAATTATAAATCAACCCTTGCAAATTGGATGGATCTGTTATTTCAACATCAGCCAATAGATTTAAATCAGCCAAACCAGATAGTTGACCTTCTGAATCATATTGAATTATACCAGCATTACCATCCGCAATTTCAGTTATTTTTAATGTTGACAATATTCCTGGTTTGTCTTTAGAAAGAAATACAGTAATATTTCCTTCAGCATCTTTCCCCCCCCAAGGAATAAAACCAAGATCTTCATCATTGGATTCTAATACACCTATTTGTCTGTTTGCCAAATAATTGAAATCAGAAACACATTGTCTAATTATTTTTTTAATTTCACTCATTTAAAATTACCTTTCATCAATCCATCTTATCATAGTATGGGCAGGTTTAACAGAATTGAAAAGAGATTTCATCAATTCTAAATTGCCTGTTCCGCTGTTTATCGTTATTTCAATTAGAGACAAAACGCCCCTTCTAGCTAAACTTTGTGGCAATCTAAAAGGCAATATACTAGGGATTGAAGTTTCTGGATTTTCATCAACTGTTATATCAAAACCCAATGTCAAACCATAATTTTCTAACATGGAAACATTCACTAATTGAGATTCATTATAAATCTTTCCATGCGCCATCCTTCTTTTATCGTCATCTGTTTGAACTAACAAAGCATCAGTTGTATTTTTTAATGTTTGTTCATACCATTCATCGATTAATTCAACTGATAAACCAGGTACATATTCAGCAAATAAATCATAAACCCTTTCTTCTAATCTTGCTAATTCAGCACCAATAACCCTAAATATTTTTCCAATTGTTGATGTTTCAACATCACTATCTGCTGAAGCTTTATCAGTTAATTCATCCATTGAATCATAACTGTCAAACAATTCGGTTGAATATGAATTAGAATCATAAATTACATCATCATCGTTTGCTAAATTAAACCCCCAAATCCTACCAAGAGGCAAGAGCTTTTTTAGCATGTGCGCGTAATCGGTCGCATCATGTCTTGGTGATAATCTATATTTGTCGAAATCTCCCATCAAATTAACTCCACATATTCAGCACCAGAAAAACGTAAAGTATTTAATCCAGTTGTAACAATATCATCAACAGGAATAGAATCACCATTTAAAGTAATTGCTGTTATTTCAAAATCATTTATTCCTGTATTTATTATTGCCTTTTCAATATGACTCAATAACATTGTTCCCCCTGGTTCAGATTCCACCATAAACAATTCTGTTAATGAATCATTACAAGCTGTAATGTTATCTGAATTATAAGGGGATATTGAAATATAAAAATATGCGTTTTTATTTTGTATGTTTTTCACATCGACATCCGCGCCAACTGGTCTTTTACTGTCAATATATTCTATTGCATCTTCCAACACTGTTGAACTAACTGGTTCAAGTGAAGTTGTTGCAATTATAATTCCGCAAGTTCCAACACCATACCAATCTTCAGCAGCTTTACCCCATGCACGACCAACCCCTTCAACCTCTAAAGCCCATCTTTCATAGTCAGTTACATTTCCCGATCCTGGTGGGTTTTGTGTTCTTTGAAGTAATCTAACTATTAGTTCTTCATCAGTTTCTTGATCTGATGCCGTTTCAAGATCTTCAATTACTGTTGCTTCACTATCAACATCATCTAATGGAGTAACTAAAGATAATGTTTCAACTTCACAATTGCTAGAAGTTCCACTTTCAACCGATATTATTACAACATCAGCAATTCCACCATCAATAATAACTTCTTCAGTTGTTTCAAATAAAATTCCGTTTGGTGTTTCTGCATTTATTATATTTGCTTTAAATTGTGTTCCTTCTTCTATTACCTTATCATCAACACCAGTGATTCTAATATTCTTTGTCGAATATGTTGCTGCTTTTCTAGGCAATCCATACAGCCTAGAATGCCAATCTAAAAATTCAGGCAATGCTTTTGTAAAGAAAAATTGTTTAGATACATTTATTAAAAATCCATAACACAAATAAATAGCACCAGCGAAAACAGCCAACAAAACGAGCATCATAGATCTTGAAAACCAATTATTATTATTCAATCTTTCTTCAAGATCTGCTTTCATTCTTTTATATATAGTGTCTATTGGTGGTCTAGTAAAAGACATTTTATTCACTTCCTGTTTGTTTCAACCAGTTAAATTCAAACTTCATTTTCCAAGGTTCCTGATTTTGCCGATAAATAACAAGATAAAAATCAACTATATTGTTTTCTCTTTTAATTGCGAGATCTTCTATTTTAACTGCAATTCCATCATCAATCATCCATTGCAAAGCATCTTTTCCATATTGTTCCATTAACCTTAAAGTTTGCCTTGTAATATTGGATCTTTCTAATATCCACCATTTAGATCCATTTTCCTTATTGAATAATTTTTCTGCCCACCATCCTCTTTTTTCCCTGAATAGTTTTCCTGGTTCTTTAACATAAGCATCACTAAATAATGAAATTAAAATTGCAGTTTCAAATCCATCTTCCTTTATTAAATCACCATTTTCAATTACTACATCGCACCATTCACCATAATTGCTAATGTTGAAAAAAACTTTTATATCAATATATTCATTGCTCATTTTTTTTAACTCGGAACAGTTGGACCAGTGTTCATAGCTACACCATTGTCAGTATATGGATGGAAATGTGAAACCAGATCAACACCAAATCCAGTAATAGGATCAACTATTGCTTTTGCATTTCCATTAATTTCAATATCACAATTGATAATTAATTTACCGCTATTTATTTCGGTTGTTCCATCTTCTTTATGTTTTATCAATTGACCAAATTTAGAATAAAAAGCTGATTCACCTTCTATTAAATCTTTAACTCTATTAGCTGCACTTTCAACAATAAGTGCAATTAGATTTTCTTTTGAACCACCTATTTGTGCAACTATCGCTTCTGATTCTTTTGGTGGATGTGAAGTGAAACCATAGTTTTGTAAATGTTCTATTCCTTCCATAACTTCAATATCATCCAATTTCAATTTTAATAATTGAATTGCTGTTGTATCATCGATGGCTTTTACTAAAGCCATCGTTATTAGTTGTCTAATTTTTTTTATAGGATCAAACATTGCCGATCCTCATTGTGCTTTTTTTAGACAATTGAACTTTATCGGTTGGATTTGGTTTGAATGTTTCAATCGGAACTAAAGTTAAATTTGTTTTTTTTCCGTTTGATTCTGCTTTCAATGTGACATCACAAACCAACATATTAGAATCAATTCCCCATTGCTCATCAACTACTCTTGCAATTTCATTTATTTTCCAAGGTCTTGAATATTCACTAAATGGATCTTGTGTCCATCCTGGCCATTCAACCTTTACAGTTATTGATCTCCCTGCCCTTATTTGACATTCCCAATTTGCTCTATTTTGTATTTCCGAATCATTCATCTTATTTTCAGCAATTAATATAATAGGTTTATATCTTTCTATTCCGTTATCATTTGCAATACCTTTTAAACCTATTGTGTTATTTGACCATTGATTTCCGTTTCCTTTTCCTTGTCCCTTTATATGATATTCTGAAAATCTGTTTGTATGGTTTTCTTCAATCTCTATATCTTCAACATTTTTTCCGACCACAATATCACTATCAGCTTTGCCAGATCCTAAACTTGATAATTGCAATCCACCAAATTCATTTGTTGATGGCAATATTGCAAAAGCTCTACACAATCTTTCTATTGATTCAAAAGATGTTTCACCACTTTGAATAGCAAAGCTTTCAACTGTTTTATCAACAGTCATCAATGTTACTTTTATTCCAAATGGTTTACAAATATCTTTGCAAATTTGGCTAATTGTTGATTTAGTCCAGTTATTTGTTTTATATAAACCAGCACAATCAACAATGTCGCAAGTTTTAGATCTTCCACTGAAATCTAAACTAACTCCACTTTGTGAATTTTTCTTTTTGGTTGATATATCAATATAACCTGTAATTAAAATGTGTTCCATGAAATCAGTTTCAAGTGATACTTTAACTGATTTACCAGCATTTATATTTTTTGCTTCTTCAAATGGATAGTCTGATGCTTTAAAACTGAAATCTTGACAAAGTGAGTTCATAGAACTGCTAATCTCAAGATCTTCAAATCCTGAATACTTCTTATTGTCTATTTTCAAAATAGCTTTCATTTGTTATTAACAACTAATTCCCGCTTGCCTTGAATAAAACCAGGATGTAAAATATTATTCAATTCTGTTATTTCAAGATCTCTATCTATGTTTTTATATAGATCATAGGATAATACAATACCAGGTTTAAACTCATCTAATTCTAATTTTGTAAGATTATTTAAATTCAACTTTCTTTCTTCAATCATAGCTTTGATTGATACTCTAAGATCTTGAACTGCTGAATATAGATCGTCATCAACATCAATATCTTCTTCTATCTTTCTTATTTCCTGATCTAATTCCTTTGATATATTATCAGCTTCAGCAATATTTTTTATCTTCATTGTTGCAACTAAACCAGATCTAGATGCTAAAGCTTGTCTTGATATAAACTTTTGAAATTCTTTAGTTGGTGATCCTGTTTGATCTCCTATGCTTGGAAATTTAGTTAGTGTTCTATCTTGAATGTCACTTATATTTTTTAATCCGTTAAATTGTTCTTTTCCGTTATCTTCAGTGGTGTATAATTCCATTTCTGGATCGTTTATATCAGCACCATAATCAACTAATTCCTGGAGATCTTCCCATATAGATCCAGCCATAAAAGAAATGTTAATTGCTTTTCCTTTAAATGCATCTAACTTAGCTTGAAATTCATCAACTAAACCAGTTATTGCTTTTGCTGATTCCATTATATCAATACATTGATCAATGACATCCAACATGTCATCCATCAATCCAATTGGTGAACTAGCAAAATCATATGCTGTTGCCAATCCTTGCAATATGGTTTGAAGTAAACTTTTGCTTTCCGATAATTTATCAAATGCACTAGAAGGTGATATTATTAGAGCTTCAATTTTTTGCTCTTTGAAAACAATATCAATAGAACACATTCTACCATTTTCAATTTCATGACCAGCATCAAAATCTAAAACCTTTGCTGTTATTTCCCCATAATAAGGATGTATTAATGTCCCTTCACCTTCTTCATTTAGAGCATCAATTAAATCATTTCTTTTATTATAAAAGTCATCACCAATTAAATAAGCGCTTATAGAAAAAACGCCTTTTTTCTTTCCACAATCTTCATCATAAGATTCATCATTATCTATAAATTCATGTTCAGTTAATTTTCTTCCCCCTGTATATCTATCTCTAAGAACATAAAAATCAACACCTCTAAAGGATGCTTGTAAATATCCATCTTTCCAACTACCACCAGTATTTAAATCGAGTAAACCCATTTTTTAGTTTTCCATTATAGAACCATTTTTAGATTTTCTTTTTTTCTTCTTTTCTATTTTTGTTCCTTCAGGAACATTATCAAAAGTCACTTTAACTTCAGTGTTTTCTTTTTTATTCAATGACTTCAATAATTCTTTTTGAAGTTTTATATTTTCTGTTAATTCTTTTTGGAGTCTAGCTTGTGGTGATTCAACATCTGTAAAAACCGATGCAATAGTTCCCGCAATATTTTCAGCAGATACCGTTGTATCTCCGGCATTTTTTGCATCTTCTTGTAATGTTTTTAAAGCTGCTAATTTTTCTTCTTTTGTTCCTGTTTTTAGTATCTTTCCTTTTATTTCTTCCCTTCTAAATTGAACATCTGAAAACTTTTTTGCTTGCTTGTTTGAATGAGGTTCAACTATTGTTTCATTTATCAAACTTCCTAATCCATAACCAGCAGCAGCAGCAGCAAGCGGACCAGCAACCCATAAAGCAGTTTTACCCAATTTTCCTAATGTTCCGTTCATTGCCATTGTAGCAGCTTCAGCACCTTTCATTGCACCTCGGATGCCGATGAAAGTGTCAGTCAATGCGCCAACTGTTCTAAGGACAGGACCAGCAGCAAAAGCAATTGCAGCTAATTTTAAACCACCTTGGATCTGTTCATCACTTGCATTTGTTATTGCATCAATAAACGGTTTCATTGCATCGGTTATTTTAACCACAACAGGCAATAAACGGTCTCCAATAGTAACAGCCATTATTTCATAACTTGCTTTTAATTTATTTAATTCATGTGCTTCTTTTCCAACACCATCCGTTATTTCAGCTTTAACATCAGCAGTTGTTTTTCCAAGATCTTTTGTTGCTTCTGTCATTGCCTCTTGATCAGATTTATATTTATCTGTTTGCCCACCTAATAAAGCCAAGATAGCTAATAGAGCTTCTTTCCTATGGGTTAATTGTGCAAATTTATCACCACTAACTTCTGTTGCCTTTGATAGTTCTTCCATTGCAGTTTCATAACCCAATGTTTTGATCATCGATTCAACAGAATCATAACCCATTTTCTTGATAATCTTTTTTGTGTTATCTAATCCACCTAATTTAACATTCAATTTCAAAAGTGATTCTCTTAGACCTATTTCCTTGATCATTGCACTTGCTGATTCATAACCTAGACTTTTAACAGTCTTTGCCATGTCACCAGTTTGCCGAAAAACAGATGTATAAATAGAATTTAATTGTGTTGCTACTTCACCAGCATCACCAGTCACACCAGTTAAAGTAGAAAAAACAGAAAACATTTCCTCTTGTGATACGTTTAAAGCTGCTGAACTTGCTGCTACTTGCTGAATTGCACCAGCTAATTCAGGGAAATCAGCAGATCCAAGTCTATCCGTTAGCAATGCAAGATCAGAAACTTTTTTCAATGCATCAGCGCTTGTATCACCATAAGCTTTTGTAACAGCGCTCAATGTTCTGATTGCATCAATTGTTTCTGATCTTCCTGCCATTGCAAGATCAACAGCAGCACCAAACCTTCCAACAGTTTCTTCATTGTCTTGGAAATCAGATATGGTTTTTCTCATTCCCGCTTGAAGTTCTTCTAATCCTTTTCCTGATTCCTTTGCTGTATTTAAAATTACATCTTTTAGTTCTTCTACTCTTTTCCTATTACCAGGAATCAAGGTTGATATTGATGCCATTCCTTCAGCAAAATTATATGATAATTTTCCAACAGCATAACCAGCTAACCCAATAGGCAAAGTGAGATGGGTTGTCATGCTACGACCAATATTATTTAATTTGCTTGAAAATTTAGATAGTTTAGAACTTAATTCATCTTTGCCTATTATTCTTACTTCTATTGGATTTGTTCTAGGCATCTTATCTTTTCTTCATCAATGCAACTGCAATGCTGTTCCATTCATTAAGTTCATCAATTCTTAAATTCTTCAGTTCCGACAATGACCAACCAAATTTAATAGAGCATCTGATGATGTATGCTCTTATGTCGGAACTGTTTACAATAAAAAATCAGATGCTATTCCGACCAAATAAAAATAATCTTTAGCACTAAGTTCTTCTATCAAACTTTCCATTTCTTCAGTCATTTCAGAAATGACAGGCAAAAAATGACCCATCTGATATTGTCCCTGAATTGGAAAATGCATCACTGTTTCTGCCCTTGTAAATTTTTTGAAAGTAACTTCAGTGATCTTTTTTCCCATAAAGTCTATTGGATTTTTTAATTCATAGGTTATTGGAAGTGTTCTTTTTTCTTTTTCCTTGTTTGGTTTTACAAATTCATTTTTGCTTTTATCAAATGGAATTTGACTTTCTGACATTTTGCCAGCTTCAACCATTTCTTTTATAATAGGATCTTTTATATCATTCATAACTCAACCTTTATGATTCATCGGCATAATCGGAAACAAATTTGAAAGGTAGTTTCCCTTCTTCGGTTTCCGCTGTTCCTTCATTTTCATAATGAGCATCAGAAACCATTACTTTAGTTCCGTTTGCGAGTTTAGCTAGAACAGTTACTTGTGTCAGTGTAGTAAATTCTTTTACTTTGAATCCTTTTGTAACCCTCACTTCACCTTCTATAAATGCAACTTGTGGAGTTTCTTTATATCCATGTATCCCATCTGGTCCGATCAATGTTTCCCTCAATGGATTACCCATATTGTAGTTAATAGCTGCTGCCATCTTCCATACTTTTCCATTTCCAGTTACTTCAATTGTTCCCGCTATTCTGTCCATTTTTTTGAATCTCCTTTTCTAATTCTATACATCCACTGTAAATTATTTGCTCATTACATTCACCAGTTGCAATTAATATTGCAACTGGATCTTCTGTTTGTTTCGCTTCTTTAATATCTTCAATACATTTTTTTACCACTTTTACACAATCAATGGTTCTATTAACATTGGTTGGTGTAATTATGTTTTCAAATGTAGAACAAGATATATTGCTAGTGAATATCAAAACCAATACAAAATAAATCAAACAAGCAATACAACATGTTTTCATAGCTTGGTTTATATTCATTTGGTCAATTCCTTGGTTGTGATAGTTCTTAGAAAAACAACCAAAGCACCAAAACCAGCAAGTAAAGAAGCTTTCCAATTTAAACCATCAATCAATGATTGTGCTATTGCCGATCCAATCATTGCAGCACCAGTCCACAATATTTTCGATGTGTACCAGGGTTTATTTGTTGTCTTTTTAATAATCATTTTTACCTCTAAAGAACAAATTGCATAACAGCAGATCCAACAATAAATTGATTCACCAGATCAGGGGATAGCAACCATTCCAATCTATTAGGATTATCATCATCCCTTCTACAAACTAGATCTGTTTTGAACTGTTCTATTCCTTCAAACTGTCCATTATATTCCATTTCTTTGAACCAAGATATTGCTTCAGCTTTTCCGATGTCAGGAGTCATTATTTGCTGGCCAGCTTTAACCCTGGTTGCATCATTCATTAGTTTTGCTCTTGGGTATCTTGAATTAATTCGATTCACAAACTTCCATCTTGCAAGCATGAGAATCATTTTAGTTACAACATATCTATATGAAGTGTCGGATGCGCCTGAACTGTTTTTTAGATACATAGTAACTATACCTTCAGTTTGCAATCCGTTTGAATCTGTCAAAGTGGAAACACCAGATTGAATCAATGTGTTTCTTTCTGTCCAAATCCTTCTTTCATTAATTGAATTTGGTCTAGCACCTAAAAGAGTTATTCTATGCAATGGAACTGCTGGATCTTCTTGGGCATCTTTTGCACATGCACCAGCAACCAAAGCAGCTAGTTCGTATGTGGACATCTTTCTATTGCCAGCATCCAACAGACACACACAATGTGAATTTCTACCAGAAGTTTCAGCAAAAGTAGTTAGATCAGATACCGATCCTCTTTTGGCATGAAATGAAACGGCATCTTTCATAATCATTGGATCATAAACTTCTTCTAAATAATCTTCCACAATGCCGAGGTTTGTTGCATCGTCATATGCGTTAGCATGAACATTGCACCACTGGTCATTGATTGCGTCAATTGCATCTTGAACATCAGGATCAACAGCACCACTAATTGTTTCCCCTATTGTTACGCGCAAACCAGATGGAACTTTTTCTGAAGGTTCATCACATTTGCGAACATCAACATCCGAAGCTGCAACACCTTTGTTTCTGGAATTGAGTGTTAATACTCCACCATTGTTTGCAGTTGTACCATCAACAGGGGTTCCCCAAGTAAGAGCACATGATCCAGTTCCAATAACAACTTTAGAACTATCTGATCCTCTTGTATTGGAAGTGATCTTTACATGCCCACCAGATGACTCCACTTTACAATCAACCAATTGTGCGGACATTTGCGCAACTACATGAGCAAGGGTTGTGCAAGTTCCGAATGTTACGGTCTGTTCTTCACCATCATCAATCGTAACTTTTTCAGTCAAACCAGTTTGATCAGCAACAGGGTATGAAGTCGAATCAAAAACATATCCTGATTCACCAGCAGGATAATAAGGAAGATAATCAAATTCATTCCATTTATCTATAAACGCATCCGCAACTTCTTCTGCTGTATCACCTTCGGCAACAGAAACAGCAATTCTAGTTCCGTTTACATAAAGGGGAAGTTCACCGTTTTCGGTTGCTGTTCCTTCTATTGTAATTATTCTTTCACCTTCTGTTGAACCTTCAGCGTCATCAAGCAATATCATATAAATATCAGTTGATTTATTCATCTTATACCATCTTTTGAACATGGCATGAGACATAGATCCAACACCAGCATTTAGAGAAACTTCACTTTCTTTAAATACTTGCTTCAATTCATTTGGATCTCCAATACCGTTTTTCTCGTAATATGCACCATCAACAGGGGTTCCCCAAGTCAAAGCACATGTTCCAGTTCCTATAGATACTCTTGAATTATTTCCTTTTGTATTGGAAGTGATTCTAACATGACCACCATATGATGTAACTTTACAACCTGTTAATTGTGCGGACATTTGCGCAACTACATGAGCAAGGGTTGTGCAAGTTCCGAATGTTACGGTCTGTTCTTCACCATCATCAATCGTAACTTTTTCAGTCAAACCAGTTTGATCAG